CTGGTGAGCCATTGTTCCAACGTAGGTTTATTCCTGCAACTCTTTATGATAACCCATACCTTGCTGAAGATGGGATGTATGAAGCTAACCTTATGTCCCTGCCTGAGTATCAGCGTAAGCAACTACTCGAAGGTAACTGGGATGTAGCAGAGGGTGCAGCCTTCGCAGAGTTCAACCGCAGACTGCACACCATTGAGCCATTTGATATCCCTAGTAACTGGCCCAGATTCCGTGCAGCAGACTATGGTTACAGTTCCTACAGTGGTATCTTGTGGTTTGCCATTGCACCTAGCGGACAGTTGGTAGTCTACAGAGAACTCTACGTGTCTAAGGTTCTTGCAGAAGACCTAGCTGACCAGATACTGGGACTAGAGTATGGAGAGAGGATACGCTATGGAGTGCTTGACTCTTCCCTCTGGCACAAGCGTGGTGATACTGGTCCAAGCATTGCAGAACGTATGATCCTCAAGGGATGCAGATGGCGTCCAGCAGATAGAAGCAAGGGGTCACGTATTGCTGGTAAGAACGAGATACACAGGCTGTTACAAGTTGATGACTACACTGGTGAACCCCGTATGGTATTCTTCAACACATGCAGAAACCTGATCTCTCAGCTACCCTCTATCCCACTCAGCAAGTCAAACTCTGAGGATGTCGATACGCACTCTGAGGACCACCTGTATGACGCTCTACGCTATGGTGTCCAGACTCGCCCAAGCACTGGTATGTTTGACTCTGACAACAACACAAACAATGGTCATCAAATTTCTGACCTACTCTTTGGTTACTGACCTATATAGGATATGAAGATGAAAGAAGATACACTCTCTACCGATAGCACAAAGATGCTGGCTGTTGAAGACACCTCTGGTGATACTCCTACAGATAAGGCTGCGGGTAATATCGTATCCTATGTCACGGAGCGTTTCAATAAGGCTGATACCGCACGACAGACAGAAGAGAATCGTTGGATCACTGCTTATCGAAATTACCGTGGCCTATACAGCCCAGAGGTGCAGTTTACCAACACTGAGAAGTCACGAGTATTCGTTAAGGTTACAAAGACTAAGGTTCTTGCTGCCTATGGTCAGATGTCAGAAGTACTCTTTGGTAATGGTAAGTTTCCTATTGTTATTGATCCAACTACTTTGCCTGAGGGTGTGGTTGAGTCAGTTCATATTGAAACCAATGATGATGTTAAGAAGGCTGAGAAGGCTGCTGGTATTGAGCCACTACTTCCCGGAGAAACTATGCAGGACTACCGTGAGCGTCTGGGTAGCCTGAAGAAAGACCTTGAACCGATTGAGGATATTCGTCCCGGTCCCGGAATGACCCCCACACAGATCACCTTTGAACCTGCTATGATTGCAGCTAAGAAGATGGAAAAGAAAATCCATGATCAGTTGGAGGAATCCTCTGCGAATAAGCATCTGCGTTCTACTGCACTAGAGTGCGCTTTGTTTGGCACAGGTATTATGAAGGGTCCGTTTGCTGTTGACAAGGAATACCCCAAGTGGGATGATCAGGGTACTTACTCCCCTATCATTAAGACTGTCCCAATGGTGTCTAATGTATCCGTGTGGAACTTCTACCCAGACCCAGATGCACACAGCATGGAAGAAGCTGAGTATGTCATTGAGCGTCACAAGATGTCCTACAGCGAAGTCCGCAAGCTGGCTACTCGTCCCTTCTTCCGTGACAATGAGATTAAGATTGCCCTTAAGAGTGGCCCTAACTACACTAAAGAGTGGTGGGAGCAGGCTATGGAAGACGACACACAGCAGATCAATACGGAACGCTTTGAAGTCCTAGAGTTCTGGGGCAACATTGAGAGAACCACGCTGGAAGCTCACGAGGTCGATATCCCAAGAGAGCTTAAGGGTAAAGAAAACATTGCGGTAAACATCTGGCTGTGCAACGGGCGTATCCTACGCTTGGTCCTCAACCCATTCACCCCAACACTAATCCCATTCTATGTAGTTCCATATGAAGTGAACCCATACTCCATGTGGGGCATCGGTATTGCTGAGAACATGGACGACACGCAGACCCTGATGAACGGCTTCATGCGTATGGCTGTGGATAATGCTGCACTCAGCGGTAACTTGCTGATTGAGATTGACGAGACTAACCTAGTTCCCGGACAAGACCTTGCAGTATACCCCGGAAAAGTCTTTCGTCGTCAGGGTGGAGCGCCCGGACAGGCTATCTTTGGCACGAAGTTCCCTAACGTGTCCAACGAGAATATGCAAATGTTTGACAAGGCTCGTGTCCTTGCAGATGAGTCTACTGGTTTCCCATCGTTTGCTTATGGTCAGACTGGTATCTCTGGTGTAGGTCGTACTGCTTCTGGTATCTCTATGCTTATGTCTGCTGCTAACGGTTCGATCCGTACTGTGGTCAAAAACATTGATGACTACCTTTTGGCTCCACTGGGCAAGGCTCTGTTCAGCTTCAATATGCAGTTTGACTTTGACCCAGAGATCAAGGGTGACCTAGAAGTTAAGGCTGCTGGTACTGAGTCCTTGATGGCTAATGAAGTACGTTCGCAGCGCCTGATGCAGTTCCTTGGTGTGGTTCAGAACCCAATCCTTGCACCCTTCGCTCGTCTGGACTACATTGTTCGTGAGATTGCTAAGTCTATGGAGCTTGACCCAGACAAGGTTGCAAACTCTATGCAACGTGCAGCTATTCAAGCTGAAATCCTCAAGACTTTCCAAGCAGCACAACCCCCACAACCTCAAGCCCCACAAGGGCCACAGGCTCCCGCAGGAGTACAGGCACAGGATACTACTGGCTCTGGTGGTGGTAACATTGGGACTGGCTCTGTGCCTGTTCCCGGAGAGCAGGGGTTTAGTGCCAACACTGGTGGAGGTATGCAATGAGTCTCAAGCTCCTTGTAAATGACCCAAAGCTGTGGCCTGAGTTTCTTACTGAACTTGACACAATGATGCAACTGTGTTATAAAACACTAGAGCAAGTTAAAGACCCTATTGAGGTCTACCGCGCTCAGGGTGAGCTACTAGCACTACGTAAACTCCAAAAGCTCCGTGACAAGGTTAATGCCCAATGACCCCATATGAACAAACTGATGCCATGCTCAGTGAGCGTCTCAAGGCTATGTTGTTGTACGTCTCTCAAGGGGCTACAGATGACGACTTGAACGCTGCTGGATATACCCCAGAAGAAATTGCAACAATACCTAAGCAAGAAGCCATCCCCTTTACTCCAAGGGAAGGTGATACTTTGACTGAGTATACACCCACCGTTAGGGAAGACATTCGTGGTACGGTTGCAGATACTGCAGAGTCTCTTGGTGCAAGTAAGGGTTATGCTTACCAATTAGGTGAGGGTGTTGCTGGTTCAGATGATCAGATGGGTTTGCTTGATATTACCCCCGTTGGAATTGCTATGGGCCTACAAGAGGGTACTCGTCAGTTTCAGAGAGGTTACAACTCAGGTAGTAAGACTGACATGGCAATGGGTGCTGTAAATGCGGGTCTTAATGTGGTAGAGGCTATTCCGGGGGCTGCTCTATTTACTAAGGGTCTTGGTAAAGTAGTTAAAGGGGCAGGCAGTAGAATATCAAAAGTTTTTTCTGCAAGCTCCAAGCCTGATATTGCGTTTCAAAAAGCCATACTTGATGACACAGAGTTTGAACCTTTAGATGAGGTGACACTTTTTCCTGTGTCTAAACCCTATGTACCCCCCGCTAATTTTTCGAGTGATATAACACTTACTCCAGAAGAGGGTCTTGCAAGTATAAAAAGTTATGTCTTGGATGACGTAAAGAATTACGATCCCACAGGTATGATTGGTGAGCTAGCGCAAAACAAAAAGAAAATTCTAGATAGCTTTAAGGATGAAGAACTTTTTAGTATCGCCCAAGAGTTACCCCACCATAACGACCCTAAGTACGGCGACTTTATGGAAAATAACATTAAGCCAGCAGTAAAGTACTTAGGTGTTCCACTGGGTGATTTTCTCTCTCTGATAAATGAGGTGGGAGCATATTACCCACCTAAAAAAGACACCCGATTACTTTCCCTAACCGAAACAAACCTCCCAGAGAAAGCCCCCATTGGACCCCGCGCAGGGACTGGTCCTGAACGTCCTTCAGATAAAAGTGCAGAAGCCTTAGGCTTTAAGGATACGGTTTATCACACTTCAACATCTGAAAAAGAGTTCACAAAGTTTGATTTAAGTAAATCGAATGAGTCTGTTCAAGATATGCTAGGTGTTCATGTAGGGACTGCAAGGGCAGCGGCAGAGAGGAACCTCTACGTAACAGACGAGTTGCCAACAGGCAGCTTCGGTGGCAAAACAATGGAGCTTAGAGCTAGGACGGATACCCCTTTAACCAAGGAAGAAGCTGCAAGGATTTTTAATAAAAATCCAGAAGATATTTTTGACGAACCCTCAGGACCATTTAGTGAGGGAGATGTCAACAGCCTGATAAGAGAGTATCAAGATAGCTTATTCTCAAGAGATGCGCCCTTACCAAAGGATGCAAAAAAGATTTCTGTGATTAACTTTAGGCGGGAGTTGGCAAAAGAAGGGTTTACTCACATACCTTACATCAATGATATTGAAGACCCCGGTAGTACAAGTTTAATTATGCTTATTGATAGGCCTAAAGACTCTCCTGCAGTACTACGGGATGTACGAGCGCAGTTTGACCCAGAGAAGGCTACAAACCCAGGCTTAAGATTTGCCGAAGGTGGCATGGTAGAGGATAAACAGATGAATGAGCTAATGCAAGAAGGTGGGATGGCTGATGATGGCATGTCTCAAGAACCTGTTACAGGTAACGATATTCCGCCCGGAGCTTTAGCCTCTGAAGTTCGTGATGATGTGGACGCTAAGCTGTCTGAGGGTGAATATATTATTTCAGCAGACGTAGTGCGATACTTTGGTGTCAGCTTCTTTGAAGACCTTCGGGCTAAAGCCAAAGAAGGTCTTGCGGATATGGAAGCCAATGGTCGCATCGGTGGTGCAGCCGTAGACGCACAGGGAGTACCCCTAGAAGACAGTATGGATGATCTTAGCCCCGAAGAGGAGCAGATGCTTCAACAGGCTCTAGGGTCCACTGGGATGGCTGAGGGTGGCGATGTGGTAGGCTTTGACCGCACCAAGTTTAACCTAACCCCCTCTGCTCCAAGTAGCTTGACTACAAGCTCTAACATTGAGACACGCCAATACTTCAATCCTTCTACTGGTGAGAAGCAGTCTATTCAGTTCATGGATGGCATAGCTATTAGTGCTATCCCTGCAGGGTTTGTTCCTTGGTCACAGACCTTGGAGGACACCTACAACTCAACTGGACCTCGGAAGTCCTCTGGTAGTTCTTCTTCAGATGATATGATGACACCAACTACTTCTGCTGGTGGGGGTTCTGGCCTCTTTAACTACGCAAAATGGGCAGACAAAAACTATGATGCTATCAATGGTAATCCCTACGAGTTCGGGATGAAAGCACTCGATGACACATCAGGTAATCTTGGTGCTAAGGGCTTGAGTATCCTTGGCCTAGCTTCTGGTATCTTCCCCCTAGCTGCTGCAGGCGGTGTTCTCTCTGCTTCCAACAAACTGCAAAATATTGCAGAGGCTAATGCTGCTCTTAAGATTATGGAGTCAAGGGGTCTGGTTGAGAGTCCTGAGTATAAATCTTTGGCCACTAAAATCAATGCTTACGTAGAGGACTTGCCTGCGTTGCAGCAGGGTCTTGTGGCAAATAAAGTTGCAGCTACAGCCAATCAATACACCAAAGCCTTGGAAGCAAAAGCTGGGACTGCCCCCGTCTCCACTACAGCTACCCCCTCGGCTAACCCTGCCCCAGCAAAGGCTCCTGCAGCAACTAAGACAGCAACTCGTGTAGCTGTACCCAACGCCACTCCAACAAGTCTTGCTCCAGCTACAAGCCCTAGGCCCGTAACTCGTCCTACAAGTACGGCAGCAGCAGCGACACCTGCTCCCACTAAGATCGTATCAACCCCTGCTGGAAACAAGACGGTCACAATACCCAAACCCACTGTAACTCCCCAAGGTGGGCGTTTTGGGTTTGAGGATGGTGGGCTTGTAACTAAACCAAAGAAGACTACCCCCAAGTCAAAAGGTCTTGGCGGAAAACAATAAGGCAACTCAGCTTTGGCTGACCCCACTATAAGGATAACACATGGCTATTACTCAAGTTTACGTAGACCCTAACTCTTCCAATCGGCGTAACCGTCAGCGTATTGCTGATGCAGAGCAGGAACTAAACGACATGATGCAGGGTAAAGAACCTGCAGAAGAGGAACCTGTAAAACCTGCCGTAGAAGCAGATGCAGAACCTACAGACCCAGAAGAGCGTTCCTTCAAGAAGCGTTATGGTGATCTTCGTCGTCATATGTCTGAGAAGGAGAAGGAGTGGGAGAAGAAGCTAGAGTCGCTAAAAGCTCAGCCTACGAACCAGACGATCCTTCCTCCTAAGTCTGACGAGGATATTGCAGAGTGGTCACGTAAGTATCCTGATGTAGCTTCCATCGTGGAGACTATTGCAGAGAAGAAGGCCAATGAGAAGCTCTCTAAGTATGAACGTCAGTTCACTGAGTATGAACAACTAACCACTGAGACTGCTCGTAACAAAGCACTGAACGCAATCCGTGAGAGTCACCCTGACTTTGATGATCTGCGTAAGTCTGATGCTTTCCACAACTGGGCAGACGAACAACCTAAGTGGGTACAGGATGTACTCTATGAGAATGAAGAAGATGCTCGTGCAGTTGTGCGTGTCATTGACCTCTATAAAGTAGACAAGGGTTTGAATCCTGCTGCAAAGAAAGCCAGTGCTAAGGAAGCTGCTTCTTCTGTCAAGACAAAGAATACCAATGGTGTTGATCTTGATGGTGGCACTGACACTATTCGTGAGTCTGAGGTAGCTAAGATGAACATGGACACCTTCGCTAAAATGGAGAAGCGTATTCAAGCTGCAATGCAGGCTGGTACATTTGTCTATGATATGACTGGCGGCGCAAGATAATCCTTGACATCTAAGACAAACTTCGTATAACTAGAGCAAGTAGCATCGGCCTCTCTCTGTAGACACCCTAAGCTACTTGCTTTCCCCAAGTCTAAACTATAAATAAGACCCACCTGACAAGTACAGGCCCGTCTCTCAATGGTAGATCAACCTAAAGAGAAGATGCACCCTAGGAAAGACTCAGCCTCTTATAGCTCTGTTTAGCTTCTTATCAAAGCCAAATATCATAGGAGTATTTCTCATGGCTTTCCCAGTCTCTAATAACTATGGCAACTTGCCTAATGGTAACTTCTCTTCGGTTATCTATTCTAAGAAAGTCCAACTTGCTTTCCGTAAGGCAACCATCGTTGGCGACATTACCAATTCCGACTACTTCGGTGAGATCGCTGCTCAGGGTGACACCGTGCGTATCATCAAAGAGCCAGAGATTTCTGTCTCGTCTTATACCCGTGGTACTCAGGTACAGGCACAAGACCTGCAGGATGCTGACTTCTCGTTGGTGATCGACAAAGCTAACTACTTTGCATTCAAGATCGACGACATCGAAGAAGCTCACTCGCATGTCAACTTCATGGACTTGGCTACCAACCGTGCGGCTTACCGTTTGGCTGACCAGCATGACCAAGAAGTTCTGGGCTACCTGTCGGGCTTCAAGCAGACCGCTCTTCACGCGAATGCTGCTGCTGTCAATGATCAAGTGAACGGCACGAAGGCTATCACGACTGCTGGTTCTGACGAACTGTTGAACACGATGAAGCTCCGCAAGGACAGCTTCGGCAACATCACGACTGCTGGTAAAGCTGACCACTCGATTCCTGTGGCTGCTCGTCTGCCCGGTGCTACTGCTCTACCTACTGAGTATGTGTCGCCTGTCATGCTGATCAACCGTATGGGTCGTCTGCTGGACCAACAGAATGTTGACAAGGCTGGTCGTTGGATCGTGATTGATCCAGTCCTGATGGAAGTCCTGATGGATGAAGACTCGCGTTTCCTGAATGCTGACTACGGTGATTCGGGCGCACTGCGTAACGGTCTGGCTCTGTCGAACTGGAACGGCTTCCGTGTGTATGTCTCGAACAACCTGCCTTCGGTTGGTACGGGTGCTGGTACGACTGGTGTTGCAAACCAGAATGCTAACTACGGTGTGATCGTTGCTGGACATGACTCGGCTGTTGCTACCGCTGAGCAGATCAACAAGACCGAAACCTACCGTGACCAAGACTCGTTCGCGGACATCATCCGTGGTATTCACTTGTATGGTCGTAAGATTCTACGTCCAGAAGCTATTGCCACAGCAAAATACAACCTTGCCTAATGGTAAGTTACACTAGAGTATCCCTTCGGGGGTACTTTTTAACTCTGCCATAAATCTAGGAAAGGATTATAAAATGGCTCTCTCTCAATCCCTCCGTCACCGTGCTGTGCTTGTCGAAAAGTACGTAACACTGGCTACTGCTTCAGGCACTGTTGTCGGTCCTGCGGTCGAAGCTGGCACTGTTGTTCTGTCTGCTGGTGTAGAAGTTCTGACGGCAGTCCCTACTGTAACCACCTACACGGTTGCTGCTTCGGACGGCACGACGACCTTCATGGCTGCTACTTCGATTAGTGCTGCTGCTGCGGGTACGACCCGTGCTGGTGTTACCCCCGGCTTTATCGCTGCTGCTGACACTATTGACGCTGTGCTGGTTATCTCAGGTACTCCGGGTGCTATCCCTGCTCGTATCTGGGCTGTCATTGTCAATGTTAACGACTCGGTATTCCCTGCCGCAGAAGTTGACCGCGACACTCTGGCTTAATTAGCTTAGGCTAACAAGGAGTATCCCTTAACGGGGGTACTCTTTTAACTTTCTGATAACCCCTGAGGGAATATAAGTAATGTCTGCATATAATTTCCTAGGTCTAGTCAACGATGTAAATCGTCGTGCTAATGAAGTAGAGTTAACCTCTGCCACATTTGCAAATGCGTTAGGTTTCTACACAGCGGTTAAGGATGGGGTTAATGCTGCCATCTATGACATCAACCAGCAACAGTTTGAGTGGCCCTTCAACCATGTTAAAAAGAGTGAAGCACTCGTAGCTGGTACAGTACGTTACAACATCCCAAGTGACGCCAAGACCCTTGACATGGATTCCTTTCGTATTGCACGGGATGATGCACTGGGTAACGAGACGAAGAAACTTGAGATTATCTCCTACGAAGAGTACCTTGACAAATACCTAGACTACGAGTATAATACTGCAACAGGTGTTCGTAATTTGCCACGCTTTGTATTCCGTACACCCTCACTTGAGTATGGTGTTGTACCTTCTCCTGACAAAGCGTATCCCATTAAGTATGAGTATTACCGTACAATAACCCCTCTTGACCTATACTCTGATGTGCCAAGTGTCCCGCAAGATTTTCGTCATATTATCGTAGAGGGTGCAATGGTTTATGCCTCTGCTTTTCTTTCTGATAATGAAAGCTCTCAGCTTAGCCAGAGGAAGTTTGATGACGGTATCAAAGCTATGAGGACTCTATACATTAACCGCTATGAATACATTCGCTCGACAGTAAGGACTAGGTAATGCCTTCACAGTGGCAAACATTCCCAATCGAGTTTGGTGGTGGCCTGATCTCTAATATGAGTGCGCTACAGCAGGGTCTTCAGAAGGTAGGATCAGCAACCTTCCTGCAGAACTTTGAGCCTTCCAAAGAGGGTGGCTACAAGAAGGTCTTGGGCTACGCAAAGTTCAGCTCTACGATACTGGCTGGCTCAGGCCCAGTGCTTGGTGTTAAGGTCTTGAACGAGACACAAGTTGTAGCAGTTCGTAAGAATGCCAGTAACCTCTCCCAGTATTATGTTAGTAGTGGTGCAGCATGGACTTCCTTAGGCACTGCAGCTTTGCTTGGTGGTCGTGTTCAGTCTGTATCCTATAACTTCAATGGTAATGATAAGGTGTTCTTTGTAGATGGGGTGAATCATCCTGCTGTCTACAACGTCACTGCGAACACTATGAGCTTTACTACTATCAGTGCAGACTTGTTGGGTGCAGAAAGAGTTGCCCTCTTTAAGAACTCCATCTTTTGTGCTAAGGGTTCATTTCTTTATTTCTCTGCCCCATACCTTGATACAAACTTCAGTTCAGCTTCTGGTGGTGGTGTTATCAATGTGGGACAAACCATTGTTGGGCTGATTGTATTTCGTGATCAGCTTATTATCTTTACCAAGAATAAAATTAGACGCCTTGTTGGTAGCAGTGTAGCAGACTTTCAGCTTGTGCCTATTACAGATGATATTGGTTGTTTGCACGGCGAGACTATTCAGGAAGTTGGCGGTGACGTTATGTTCATGGCTGCAGATGGCTTACGCCTACTCAGTGCGACTGAACGTATTGGTGACTTTGGTTTAGGTGTTGCTTCTTTCCCAATCAACAAGGATGCGATATCCTTTGTTAATAGCACCGAGGTCTTTACAAGCCTTGTGATCAGAGAGAAAGCTCAATACAGAGTATTCGCATACAACCCATCTGTAAACGTAGATAACTCAAAGGGTCTTATTGGTACACAATTCTCTGATCAAGGTTCAGCTAATGTCAACTGGGCTACTCTTAGTGGCTTTAAGGTCTACGCTGCTGACAGTCGCTATGTAGCTGGTGGAGAGTTTATCGTCTTTGCTAATGACACAGGTTATGTATATCGCATGGAGTTTGGTTCAAGCAGGGATGGGTCAACTATTGAGGCAAAGTATCGCTCGCCGTTTATGCCCATTGATGATCCACAAATACGTAAGACCTTCTATAAGTTATCTCTGTATACAGAAGTTAATGGTATCTTCGGGGTTGACGTAAACCTCGACTTTGATATCTATGAGATTTCTAACTACAATAAGAAATATGGTAATACGATACTGCTTGCTAGTTCTGGTGCTGGGGTAACTATCTACGGAAGTACTTCCGCTATCTTTGGGACTTCTACCTACGGCGGTGTACCAGATGACGTGTATAATACAAATGTTGTGGGCAGTGGTAAAACTGTCTCTTTGCGCATTGAAGACAACTCAATGAATCCCTCATTCAGCCTAGATACTGCTGTACTTGAGTATAAAGTAAACGGAAGAAAGTAGAGACATGACTGGATATATTCGTCAGGATACCTCAAACAACATCTCTAACGGAAGTGTTATCAACGCTGATGACTTTGACAATGAGTTTGATGCTATTGAGGATGCGTTTAACGCTAGTGCTGGGCATGTCCATGATGGAACCTCTGGCAACGGTTCACCTATCCTTGTTGTAGGTCCAGCACAGAATGTCACTATCAGTGGCACTAGCATGTCCCCGAAGACTGACAACGTGATAGACCTAGGCACTAGCTCCCTTGAGTACAAAGACTTGTGGATTGATGGTGTAGCTAACATCGACTCTCTTGTTGCTGATACTGCTGATATCAATGCTGGCACTATTGATGCTACTGTCATTGGCGCTACTACTCCTGCTGCTGGTAGCTTCACTACGGTGAATGCCTCAGGCACTATCACGGGTAATGTCACTGGCGCTCTGACTGGTAACGCCACAACTGCCACTACTCTGGCTACTGCACGTACAATCGCCTTGAGTGGTGATGTCGCAGGTTCTGTATCCTTTGATGGTTCAGCAAACGTAACGATCACCACGACTGTTCAGGCTGACTCAGTAGCACTGGGTACTGACACCACAGGAAACTATGTGGCTGGTGTTAGCGGTACGGCTAATCAGATCACTGTAACCTCTGGCACTGGTGAGGGTGTTAGCCCTGTGCTAAGCCTGCCTGCTACCATTGTGGTTCCGGGTACGCTTACGGTTACTGGTGCAGCAACAATCACTAGCGGGTCTATCACAGGGATCACAGACTTAGCTGTAGCTGATGGTGGTACTGGAGCTTCTGATGCTGCTACTGCACGAACCAACCTTGGGCTAGGCACTATTGCTACTCAAGCCTCCTCTGCTGTAACTATCACTGGTGGGTCTATCACGGGGATCACTGACCTAACGGTAGCTGATGGTGGTACTGGGACTTCTACCCTTACTGGTTACGTTAAGGGTGCAGGTACAACTGCTCTTACTGCTTCAGCTACAATCCCTAATACAGACATCACTGGCTTAGGCACAATGTCTACT